GGGCGGTGCAGAGCAACTAATGCAGATGAAATCCCTCATGATGGGATACGAGAATTGGGCAATCATCACTGACCCAATCATCCACATTGGTCCCTACACTCCGGCAGTAATTCAGACTGGCCAATACAAGTACCGCACCTACTCAGCCAATGGCAACTACCCTCACGGCTTCGGAGTCTTAGTCTCCTACGCAGTCCTCGGAGGCGAAGATGGCTACAAGCATGCTAAACTTGGAGAGCAGCAATTTACTAATCGTCACAAGATTCGCGTCGACGACTACTGGGCAAAAGCGATGGAAGTTGGCAAAGCTGAACATGAATGGCTTAATGAACGCAAGAAGTACGACTACCTAGAAATTCTTTCAACTAAACCTTGGGAACAAGTTACTTAAATCATTTAATCATCTATGCTAAACGGAATAGAAAATACTGAGCCTATTAGAGACTCTCTCGAGTCTAACCTCTTAGGTCTTTGCAGCTTCAGCACTCGCATGTGCGCTCAGACATTCTTTCCTGAGCGCTTCACTATGCCATTTGCCGAGAATGTCCATGGAGAAATCTTCAAACTCATTGACTCCACTCACAACAAAATAGCCATCGCTGCACCTCGTGGATGGGGAAAGACTTCAATTGTCGCCCTTGCTCTAATGTCTCGTTACATCCTCTTCCACCACACTCACTTCATCTGCTACATCAACAAGTCTCATGATGCCGCTTCACTTCAAACTGAAAACCTTCGTCGTGAACTTGTAACCAACAAGATGATCAAACACTACTTCGGCTCCTTCAAAGAGCGCGATGTGAACAAGCATGAATTTGAAGAAGTTTTCAGCAAAAAGGCCTGGGTCGCCTACAACACCTTAGTCTGGCCTCGAGGCGCTGGTCAGCAAGTCCGTGGTGTCCTCTTTAAAAATGACCGCCCTGGACTCATAATCATAGACGACCTTGAAGACCCTGAGAAGATCGAAAATGAAGAGATTCGCAAGGGCTGGTACCAGTGGCTCTACGCAGACGTAATTAAGGCAGTTCCTCGACTCCACAGAAATTGGAAAATCGTCTACATTGACACCTTAAAACATGAAGACTCTGTATTGCAAAAACTTCTGGATTCTCCAGAGTGGCAAAGTGTTCGTCTCGAAGCGTGCGACGACAACTTCAATCCAACCGCTCCACAATTCATGTCTAAGGATGACATCTCGCGTGAATGGCAGGAGCACGTCGACGCTGGTCAAACCGACGTCTTCTTCCGAGAACTCCGAAATCTCCCAATCTCCACCAAAGATTCTGCATTTCGTAGAGAGTATTTCCACTACTACAATCTACCTCCTGATAGAGCTAAGTCTGAAAGCGATCTATCTCTCACCGACGCTGATGTTCAAAATGACAGGAATATTGAGACAGTTGTCATCCTCGATCCAGCAAAGACTGTCAAAATTCACTCTGCCGAGTCTGCTATTATAAGCGTAGGAATAGACATCAATAGCGCCAGACTCTTCATTAGGGATGCAATCTCAGAAAAACTATACCCTGATGAAATTTACAAAGCTCTCTTCGGAATGGCTATTCGCCACAATGCTAAGGTAATAGGCATTGAAGAAACTTCTCTCAATGAGTTTATCAAACAGCCTATCAAAAATGAGATGTTTAAGCGTGGCAAGTTCTTTGAACTAGTCTGGCTTAAAGCTCGCGGCGGGATGAAGAAAGAACTTCGTGTCAAGGAACTGGTCCCTTACTACCGTCTTGGCTACATCTATCACAACGCTAGATGTGAACCAATCAAAAAGCTTGAGTCCCAACTCCTAATGTTCCCTCGATCAGCCCTCTGGGATTTAATGGACTGTGAGGCATACATAGTGGAAATGCTCGAACTTGGTGAGCGCTATTTCAGTCCCACTATGGACCCTGAAGACTCAGAAGCTGAATTCAAAGAACTCGAATACGACGATCCTATGGACAATTGGAGAGTAGTTTGAGAACTGAAGCTGATTATATAGAAAGGAAGGGTTTCGGACGAAGGGCTACCGATGGCACTTGTCCACTGCACAATCTAGTCCACGATGACAATGAGAAGGACCACACTCATATGTGTGGAAAGATTGCTAAGGTCGATTCTAAAATGGATCACAAGGTTGACAAGAGTGATTTCTACTGGCTAATTGGAGTTGTAATAGTAGTCATCTCAACAGTGGTTGGCGCAACCAATTTATGGCTCAGATCAGACATCAAGGATGGCCTAACAGTAATTGACCGACGAGTAACTGAAAACGCTGAAGAACGTAAACAAGACATAAAAGCTATAACTTCAGAACTCAAGTCAATCTCATCTGATCAGCAAGTCATTAAGCATCGAGTAGGTGAGATTGAGAGTAAGGTGAAATAAGATGATTAAATCATTTAAATATCTGGTTTTTGCACTCCTTCTCTTAATAACTCCAGCTTATGCAGCTAACTACTATTTCAACCTCGCAAGTGGAAATGACACAACTGGCGATGGCACAGCTGGAAATCCCTGGAAGACCATCGACAAGTGTACTACCTCAAGGTCAGCTGGTGATGAGTGCCGCGGAGCTAAGACGGCAATCACAACTCTCTCCGGCACTCTCACCTTCACAGACGGAAGCACCAGCGTTGCGACTTCGGTTGACCAAACTGGAACCGTTGCGGCAGGTGACGTAATTGGAAAGAACTCCGGCCTTGAGGGATGGTGGCAGGTTGCTTCACTTACTTCAACTACAATCACCTTAACTGCTCAATATTGGGGCCTTTCTGGCTCCGGAGATGCTGTAACAGGATATAGTATTGCCCCAATTACAGCAACTGAGGAATATGATCTTAACTCGTCTGGGTCAGAAGGTAATTTAATCAAGGTATCTGGTGGCTGGGACCTTGCTGGTGGTCCAACACAGGACGGACTTACTTATGTTTCAACAGCTTATAATGGTATAGATGCAAATGCAAAAAGTTACGTTGAAGTAAGTAAATTTATCTTTCGGCCTACAACAGGCAACTGCATGGGTGGGACAGGTACAAATATATCATTTACAGATATATTTTGTGTGGGTGGAACTTCAAGTAATCAATATGCGCTTAATTTGCATAGTTACACAACACTAACGCGATGTGTGGGAACTGGAGGTGTAGCAAGTACTTTTGTTTTTCTTGGGCCAGTGGTTGCAACAGATTGTTATAGCTTTAGTTCAGGTAATAGCTCTTCTGACTGTGGTATTGAGGCTGGATTTTCTGGTGTATACGAGAATGCAAGAGTCTATAATTCATATGGAAATGGATTCTGCTTTCCTATAAGATCTGGCAACAACCATTTTAATGATCCTGTCTCAGTAAAAACAAGGGCAAGCTCAAATTTTTATTTCTTAGGGACAGGAAATAATTGGTTTTACAATGCAACTGCTTCTGATGCAGCGACTTATGCGGTTCAAGTGTACACTGGTGATTGTTTCAATAATTACTTTATAGAGTCATCTTTAACAGCTGGGAGCAGTGGTTTATTTAATAATCCGGTAAGTTTTCAAAGTACACTTTTACCAGCTGCAGTTATTAAACCCCCAGGTAGTGATGCTATATATTATTATTATGATGGTAAAATAGAGCATGACTCTTCATCAGAATGCCGGTCTGGTAAATGCTTAAAATTTACTCCTACATCAGCTACTGTTCCGCTCGCCTATAAGGTTGGAAATGTAAAAATACCAAGTGCATCAAGCGATTTAACTCTTTATATCTATCTCAAGGATGATTCCAGTTTTAATGGAGTTGTTAGTTTTATTGTAGATAGGAATGGAGAATTTATATCAATAACTTACAAGACTCCAAGTACTTCGTGGGTACAGCAGTCTATTGTTGTAGGTTCAAGTGATTTAGTAGCTAATGAATATTTGGATCTTTATGTTATTGTATCTGGTACAGCTGGAAACATCTACGTTGACGACTTCAGCGCGGATCAGTAAATGGCAGAAATTAAATCTGACAACTTAGATGATCAGAATTTAGGGCAGCCAGTAGTAGGCCCTCGAGACACTACCGGCTCGCTCGACGATCAACATCTTGGCCAGCCAGTTGTTGGATTTGAGTTTGGAACAACCACTGCTCCGACAACCTTAGGAGGTACCACAAGTGCTCCTACTACGGCTCCTCCAACTACTTTGGCTCCTACTTCTCTGGCTCCTACAACACTTACTCCCTCAACAAGCGCCCCTACGACGGCAGCGCCTACGACTCCAGAGCCGACAACTCTTCCACCTACAACACCTGAGCCGACATCGCTAGCTCCCACTACCCTTGCACCTACAACTCAAGCGCCGACTACAGGGGCGCCAACAACAGTCACTCCTACGACTCAAGCTCCGACGACACTAGCTCCAACAACTATTGCACCTACAACCTTAGCACCTACTACAGCAGTTCCAACTACATCTGTTCCAACAACAGTTCTACCTACAACACTTGGCCCGACTACCATTCTAGGCTCGACTGTTCCACCTACTACCGAATACCCTGCATGTCCAGTAGCGGAACTATCTACAATCAATGATGAGATTCTCATCTACTCTCTCATCAAAGATGCCTGGGAAGCCGACTCACTAATCGAGGACTCTATAACAGTCTACTCATTGGTGTGCTAAAATGTCTGACAAAGTATTCGTAAACGATACTGTGCTACTCACACTTGCAACAGGCAAAGTGTTGAGTGGCTTCACAGACTGCAAGATAAAATTTGAAAAGCCTAATGGTGTTAGGGGACTTTGGGCATCTGCAATCCACCCCTCAAATTCCCAAGCCATTCGATCCTCTGTTTCCTTTGACCTTGCTGGAGTTTGGAAGGTCCAAGCTTTTGTATCTAAAGTGGGTGAAAAGTACCATGGAATGAAGGTCGACATAAGAGTATTTGAACCACTTGGTCCTGATACAACTGTTCCACCCACCACAGTTCCACCAACAACTTAGGAGGATTAGATGAAGAAATTAGCTTGCTTATTCATGGCTTTGTTACTCTTGACTCCACTCAACTTGATTGCTGCATCTGTTAATCAGTCAATCAAGGTTGAATGGCAGCAGGAAGCATCTGACTATCCACTGATTGCTAGCTGGACCCTTTACTGGGCTGATAGTGAAGTCGGTCCATGGCAGCCTGCTCTGACTATTGATCATGTTGGAAGTGACCCACTTAATTCTGCTCAGGGTACTCTAACTATTATTGGAAATCCAGGGCAGTCAATTACTAAATACTTTCGCTTGACGGCATGGAGCCGAACATCAACTGGTGAAACTGCTCCTAGTAATGTCGCCCAAGCTACTTTCAAAATTCCTGATGTTGGTCCTAAGGTTCCAAGTTCCTTGACCATTCAGGTGATTATTCAAGCTCAATGAGCAAGAAAGTTTGCATAGTCGGCTGCAACGCCAACAATGTTGAAGCTCCCTTCAGTGAAAAGGGCTGGGAGTTCTGGGGAATAAATTGCTTGTACCTATACCTAAATTCCAGCCCTTTCACTCGATGGTTTGAGATTCATAAGTTCTCAGTAACACTAGGTGGAACTTGGCTTAGGAAGGGCAAACGAGAGTACATGGGAACTTCGGTTAACCTATATCTCTCTGGGCTTAACTCACTGGAAATCCCAGTCTACATGCAGCACAAGATTCCACTTATTTGGAAATCTATTGCATTCCCAAAGGCTGAAATTACTAACAAATTTGGAAACTATTTCACATCCTCAGCTGCATGGATGATGGCTTTAGCGATTCACGAGGGCTTTGATACAATAGGTCTGTATGGCCTCAACATGGATCATGAGAGCGAATATCACTTTCAAAAGCCCTGTCTCGAATACTACATAGGACTGGCAAAAGGATTAGGAATAGAAATACTGACGCCTGAAAACTGTGGACTACTTCATAGTGACCATCTTTATGGATTTGATGAGATAATTAAATCATTTAATTAACTATTCGAGGTCACAAGATGCCTTACATAGTAACTGGAGAACCTGGTGGAAATTCTAAGACCTTCAGCTCTGCCTACTCTAGGCTCAACTTCGACTACAAATACCCTGAAGGTCTAGACTTAAAACCAGGTAGCGAACTCCACGATGATCTTAGAAACAAAATCTGGCAGCGTGCGAGAGAATCTAGAAACGTAATGACTAAAAGATTCTCTTCCTGGAATGAGGTAGATAAAATCCTCACTACCTACATTCCAACTAGTCAGAAGGAAAAAGACCTTAAAAAGAAGGACCCTAGAAAACCTATTTCCATAGTATTTCCCTACACCTATTCCATGCTCGAGGCATTGCTCACTTACATGTCAATGGCTTTCTTTCAAGACCCTATGTTCCAGTATGAAGGGGTTGAAGATGATGACACTGTAGGTGCAATGCTTCTTGAATTGATAGTTAGACTTCACTGCTACAAGACCAAAGTCCCTCTTGCAATCCACACTGCGATCAGAGACAACTTTGCATATGGTGTAGGGATTGGACTCCCTGGGTGGAAAAGAATTTACGGAAAAGTTCCTGTCAAATCATCTGTGATTGATGAAAGTGGACTAGGCACTAGCAATCAGAGCTTTGTCAACTTCGTCGAATCAATGATCTTTGAGGGCAATGATCTATCCAATATCGACCCTTATATGTGGCTCCCTGATCCATCTGTCTCTAGCAATAACATCCAAGATGGTGAATTCGTAGGATGGATTGACAGAGATAACTACATGAACTTGTTGAACGAAGAACTTAATGACGAAACCTTGTTCAACGTAAAGTATCTTCGTGAAAAGCGAGATAAGCGATCTGCATTTTCCATAGACCCTAGCCAGCGTCAACTTAAGTACGGCGGATCTAATGACCTTCACAGAGGGATGACCACTTCAACTCATCCAATAGACAAAATCAATATGTATGTCACCTTGATTCCAAATGAGTGGAAACTTGGTGATGGTGAGTATCCTGAGAAGTGGTTCTTCACACTGGGTGCAGATGATGTAATCATTAGGTGCCATCGAGCTAACCACAATCATGGGATGTATCCACTTGCAGTTGCATCTTCCGAATTCGACGGTTACTCTATCACTCCAATGAGTAGACTTGAAATCCTCTACGGGCTTCAAGGGGTCCTAGACTTCCTCTTCAACTCTCACGTGGAGAATGTTCGCAAGGCGATCAATGACATGCTAATTGTTGATCCCTTCTTAGTCAACATCAAAGACCTTGAAGATCCAAACCCAGGCAAGCTCATTCGACTTCGGCGCCCTGCCTGGGGACATGGAGTTGATAAGGTTGTTCAGCAGTTAGCAGTCCAAGACATCACTCGAGCTAACATTGCAGACAGTGGATACATCACTCAGTGGATGGATCGAATTGCTGGTGCCGATCAATCTATGCAGGGCATGGTTAGACTTGGTGGCCCTGAGCGTCTCACCAAGGGTGAATTCCAAGGCACTCGAGGCTCTGCAATCAGTCGTCTTCAGCGTCTTGCAATGATTATTGGAATGCAGTTTATGCAAGACACTGGAACAATGTTCGCAGTTCATACCCAACAATATATGTCTAAGGAAACCTACGTAAAGGTTGTTGGAAGATACAAAGATCAACTTCGGGCAACCTTTGGAAACAAAGCTAGTATCAAAGTAACTCCCTACGATCTAGCCATAAACTATGATGTGATCGTTAGGGATGGCTCAATCCCTGGTGGAAACTTCTCTGAAGCTTGGATGCAGATGTTTTCAACCATAGCTAGCACACCTGAACTTTATCAACAATTCGACATATTTAGAATCTTCACCTACATAGCTCAGCAACTTGGAGCCAAAAACGTTGAAGATTTTAGAAGGGTTGCGAACAACACTAATGTAACAACTATGCCTGACAACCAGGTAATTGACCAAGTTAACAAAGGAAACTTAGTCCCTGCAGGTGTGTGATGAAATTAGAAAACATTCAAGTAAGAGCATCCAAGGGTGACCTGCAAGAGTTCAAGCGCTCCATTATTTGGGGAGATATGAAGCGCGAACTTCATGCATGGAGAAAAGCATTTGAAACTGAGATGCGATCCATAGTTGATAATGCATCTAAAGAAAATCCATCTACCGCCAACGTCTTAATGCACATCGGAGACATCAATGGAAGGATCAAGGCAGTCGACTACATGATGTCTCTTCTAGATGTCTTCATAGATATATTAGACGTAGAAGAGCGCAAAAGCACTCAACCAATAACTCAGGAGGATGAACCAGATGGGAACTAAAGAAGAAATCAATAAGATGTTTGAATCGCTGGAAAAAGTGATCGAGGAGAAAACTACGCCTCTTTCAACTGATCCGCCTAAGGCAGATGATCTGAAAACAGATCCGCCGGCAACTAATCCGCCTTCAGATGACGGTAACAAGACTGATCCTCCATCCACTGACCCGCCGGAGGATGAGGCTACTAAGTACAAAAGGGAGGCAGACGAGCTCAGGCAAAAACTCGCTGAGATGGAATCTTCCAAGGACAAACCTCCGAAGACGAAACCTCCTACAACAGACCCTCCTGTGTCTGATGAAGATTTCGTCAAGGATCTTGACTTGGATGATCTTACGTCCGACAAGTCTGCGCTCAATAAGGTACTCAATGAAATCTATCGTAAGGCAGTAGTAACTGCCAGGCAAGATCTCAAGCGTTCATCTGAAACCCTTGCCAAAGCAGTTCCTGCTGAAACAGCTGATCTCATCAAAAAGCAGGAAGCCCTTGCTGATATTAGCAAGAAGTTTTACGAATCTAACCCTGACCTCAAGTCCTTCAACAAGGTAGTTGGAGTTGTCTTTGAGGACATTGCAACAAAGAATCTGGATAAAACCTATCCGCAGATTCTGGAAATGGTAGGTGAAGAAACTAGAAAGCGACTAAACCTTCCCAAACCGAAGGCTCAACCTGACTCCAAGCCTAATGATAATGACAAACCACCTCCGCTCCCTCGTAAGAAAGGGGCGAAGGTATCTCAGCAACCTAAACCTGAACCTGGTTCTGTTTTCTCTCAGATCGAGGAAATGAACAAGGTTCTAAATTCCTAGGAGGTAACAAAATGTCTCTTGAGGACAGAGGTGCTCAGCACGACAAGGTTGTGGTCGATAAGTACCACGACCCTATCGCGAACTATGTCATGTCTACCAGGGACTACGTCATGCGCCCTACGGCGACCCCTGGTACCGGCGCAATCACTATCACCCTCCCTCCGGTGGCTGAAGCCAAGGGCCGCTGGTACAGCATCATTGCTCGCCAGGCTGATGCTGTCAACACTATCACCATCGAAGACAACAATGACGACAGCGAGTGCTGGATGGGAGACATTGTTCTCGATGGGAAGTGCGATCGCTGCCTGCTCTACAGCGATGGCCTCGCCTGGCATGTCATGGGGAATCCTGGTGAGTGGCCTGGCCTTAGCAGCACTCCGGCTCCTGGAACTTCTCAGGCTCCGACTACTGCTGCTCCGCAGACTACTGTCGCACCTACCACTGGGACTGGTGCATAACCAATAACAGTTGATTAAATGATTTAATCAACTTTCGCAAATAGGAGGCTCAAAAAATGTTTCTTGGAATGAGAGGTACTCTGGATTGGGTCACGAACGAGCGCCCCGAGTCTTGGCGGCAGCAGATTCTTTACCTCTACCCGAACGGCATGGCTCCGCTTACTGCCCTTCTCTCCATGATGGGAAGTGAGCGAATCACTGATCCTCGTTTCCACTGGTGGACTCAGGAACAGACTCCTGTTCAGGGAGCTGTTGCTGCTATCGCCACTGTTGCCGACATGAGTGTGGCCTACGCAGGTGGTGGTGTCGCTGGTGATACCATCTTCGTGCAGGTCACCACTGTCCTCGCCAATCGCATCCGTCAGGGGCATCAGATCCTTCTTCGCGATGCTTCTGACTACCGAGTCGATGTGGTCGGCAAGGTCACCAGCGTCACTCGCGGGGCAGTCAACTCTGTCCTCGCCGTTCGCCTTCTCGAGGCCGACGACAATTCCCCTGCCAATGATCTGACCGATTGCGATAACTTCAAGATCATCGGCAACATCAACCCGGAAGGTGGCGAGATGCCCGATGCCATCGCCTTGAATCCGGTTGAGATCTACAACCTCGCCCAGATCTTCCGGACTCCTCTGTCCATCACCCGCACTGCGAAGCGCACCTCTCTCCGTACGCCTGATTCCTACCAGCGTGCGAAGTCCGAAGCGCTGGAGATGCACTCCTGGGAAATGGAGCTCGCCTTCCTCTGGGGTATTCGCTCCCAGAACATCGGGGACAATGGGAAGGCTGAGCGCACCACTCTCGGTGTGATCAACTTCATCCGCCAGTACGCTGCTGCCAACTGCGACGACTACACCCTGAATGCCACCTATGCCGGCCTCGCCTGGAATGCTGCAGGCGGTGGCGGCACCTGGCTTCGTGCCATGCTGGAGCAGATCTTCCGTTACGGAGCCGAGGAGAAACTCGCCCTCGTCGGTTCTGGCGCTCTGCTCGGCATCGAAGCCCTTGCCATGGCTGAAGGCCAGATGAATCTCAACACTGGCCAGAAAGCCTACGGCATGCAGATTCGCGAGTGGGTCACTCCGTTCGGGTCCATCTACATGAAGACTCATCCCATGTTCAGCCACGATGCCACGACTCGCAACATGATGGTGATTCTGGAGCCGAAGGAGCTGAAGTACAAATACATCGACGACACCACCTTCTTCGGCGAGAGCCAGGCGACCCAGCATCCGTCTGGCTACGGTGCTCGACGTATTGATGGGACTAATGAGGAGTACCTGACTGAGTGTGGTCTCGAATTTGGGCTGCCTCAGAAGTGTGCTGTCCTCAACGGGGTTGGTCTGAATAATACTCTGCCGTAAGGCAGATATCCTCCTGCAGGCCAACAGGCTGGGCTTGGAATGGGCCAGGCCCAGCCTCCCAACAGTTAATTAAATGATTTAATTATCTCGAGGTCAAGATGAACTTCTTCGATATCAAAAGGCGGTTTAGAGAACTCTCAGGTCGTCATGATCTTGCAGATGATGATTCTACGAATACTCTAGACTTCATAATCAACGAAGCGTGCAAGAATCTTGATCGCCTTACTGAGCATCAAAAGTCGCCTGGGATTCACTTTGTCCAATGCGCTGTGGATGCTTATAGTGTTAGTATCCCATACTGCAGATCAATCAAGGAAGTATGGGTGACTAGCACTACCGAGCGATGGCAACTTGAGAAGAAGAATCTTCAAGACCTAGTTTATTCATATCTTACTTCTCAACCTGACTCAGGCTCTCCGTTGTACTACGCTCCTACAATCACTAGAAGAATCCCTGAAGGTGTAGATGTGTCTGCGTTTTCTGCATACATGACCTTCATGGATACGTCTACAGACCTAGACCACAATCATAATGCTATTTTGCTTCTTCCTCCAACAAGTGAAATCTTACTGGTTGAAGTAAAGGGCTTGTTCTATTCAGCTGCCCTTGTGGAGGATGCAGATGAGAACTACTGGACAGTTGTTCATCCACTGACTTTGCTCAAAGCTACTATGCGTGAACTCGAGGTGTTCAACCAGAACAAATCCAAAGTCGACGCATGGGATCAGGCACTAGCCAGTGAAATAGCTAACATTGGAAAAGACTTGGTCGAAGAGGAAATTGCTGAAGTTGATCAAATGGAAGGATCTGTTGAAAAAGATGTATCTTAATAGATCAACTTCAAGGTGAGGCAATCAACCTTGCCAGGAGGCAGGAATGGATAAGGACGAACGCGAAGGGATCATCAACGAAGCTGTTGAAAGGGCTTTGTTGAAAATCCCTGAAATCATAGGAAATCTTATAACTGATCATGCTTCGAAGCTCAGGGCGAACAAGCAGTTCTATGCCAAGTATCCTGAGTTCAAAGAGCACAAGGATGTAGTAGCTGCAATCCTTGAATCGATCGAGAGTGATGACATCACTAAACCTCTCGACAAGATGATAGAGGAAGCAGTTCCTAAAATCCGTAGGAGAATTACTGAGGTCAAGCAACTTAATCTGAAATCAGTAAGTCGTCCTAACCTCTCAATTGGTCATGGAGAGCTGTGATGGAAGTTCTACGTGACGGAACTTTTGTTGACATCATAGATGGTCAATCGCTTGGAAGGGGAATTAGGCCTTCTATGAGAGCTCCTAGGAATTCAAAGTTCCTTGTTAAAAGTCAAGGAGCTGTTGGATTAGATGGAGTTCTCCAAGTGATTGATGACTTAGAACTCAGTCGAATAGATACATCACTGGACATCACTGACGCCTTCCCATATCCTCAAGTCTTCACCTTTATTAATGTAGTACTTATATGTGGAAGGCAAGACATCTACGAGTATGATGGAACTCTGAATCACATGCTCGGGCCAGTTACTGCTGGAAGTCTTTGGTCTGCAGTTGATTTCTTTGACTTTATCTATTTGACCAATGGATCAGTTGGGGTAGTAAGGTCAGCCAACACTGGACTCTATTCACTAACTACCGACTATCCAATTGGTGAGTCTGTATGCAACTTCAATGGCCAAGCTCTGGTTGGAGGAGTTTCTGAATAATGGATTGGAAGACTTACAAAGGCGAAGGTCCATGGCCCTTTGCTCAGCAGCCTAATAAGTGGGGATATCTTAACAACCCAAGATGGGTTCCTGCTCAGACTGCTCCTGTTAACTATGATTCCAATCCAGAGGATGAGCCTCAAGTTTGGACACCTGAAGGAAATAACATTAGAGGCTCAGATAAACACTTCCCTTGTGGGCATTGGCATAAAGTTGGAAATACCCCTGAGCCTAGATTCTTTGATCTACTTGAACTTGAATACTATCAACAGTCAGTAGATGTATACAAGGGAAGAATTGCTCTCTGTGGAATGAGTAATGATGGAGATGATGGTTATCTTGTATGCGCTATTAGGGAGGTCAATGGACAGTGGTATGCTCTTGGAGCTGTTGAAAATATATCTCAGTTTAGTGAGCCTAGTACATTAAGAATAACTGATGACTGGGTATTCTACTACACAGTTCACTATCTATGGAATGATCCAGGAACTTGGTATTCCTATGCATCTCTTTGGAGGTTCGGCCATCAAGATTATCCTAGACAGACTGTAGTCTGGCTTGGAGATGTAAGTGGAACACCTTACATGCTTGATGACTATGAGATAAAAGATAAGATGGATGCTTATGGAAGTCGAGTTGCTTGCATAGCTCATATAATCGAAGAAGGTGGAGTTGTAAATAAGCGGTGGCAGGTAAAGGTTTCAGACGACTACGGCCAGACATTTTCAAAGACATATGATTTTCCTGCTGCATCTACTAATGAAAGTGATGTGGCATTCTTAAGGATGTCTGAGGATGGTAGAGTCTGGGTTGCTTATGCTAGACTTCCATCTGTTGGGAATCACACTATAGAACTCTGGAGATCTAACTCAACCGCCACGTCTTTTACTAAGGTCTTAGATAGAGACATAACAGTTGACATGGGTGGAAGTTTTCGAATATCATTTCATTTTGACTGTCTTGAATCTGATGGAGAAAAGTGTACTCTGAGAATTAGGTACTTCAGTGACCCTATATCCCCAGGTACCTTTGACAATATAATTTATGAAGTGTCGAACTATGGCTCATCAGTTGACATGCATCACTCTTCCAGAAACTTTCCTCCATCCCCATATAGAAATGGATGGGTGATGTCTTCTGATGGTCAGCACTATGTAACTCCATTTGCTGACGGATTTGAAGTTAGTGCTGATGGTGGAGATACTATAAATCAAGTAAATCCGACAGTAGCTGACTTCTTATACCAATATCCAGATATTCAGAAGTACCACAATCAGATTGCCTACACTGAATGTGGGATGGACTTTAATCCAGAATATCTAGACAGAGAGTTTTTATCTATCTTATATTCAGAAGACTATGGTCAATCCTGGGAGGTAATTCATAGTCCTATTCCTTGTTGGACAGCTAGTCCTGGATTAATAGATCCAATGGAATTAGATCCAACATATACTGATGAAATAATTGATGTTCCTGGTGGAACTACAATTAACATAATTCCGATAGTTGGTCCAACTTATACATGGAATACTGCTCCAACATTAGACTGGGCCCATAGAGCTAGATGGGTAAGGATACTATAATGAAAGATAGAAAGTTTAAAACTGTAAAAGATTTGATTAAGGAATTAAAGGAATTTGATCCAGACATCAAAATCTTCATGTGTCAGATTTTGATGAGTAATGGTGATAGGGTTATGTTTATAAGGGACAAAACTAGAAAGATCAAAGATCGAGTGGAGGTCAGAAATGGCTAATGCTGCTCCTAATCACATCAAGTATCTCTTGGCGACTAAGGCGATAGATTTTGCTAACGACACTTTCAAGATCATCCTCATGGAGTCGGGCTTTGTGTTCGACAAGGATGCACATGAGGAGTATTCAGATGTATCTGGCAATGAACTTGCCACTGCTAATGGCTACACAGCTGGCGGTGCTACGCTTGCTGGAGTCGCTGTAACCGAAGATGATATTGACGATAGGTGTGAAATCACCTGGAACAATATCACCTGGACGGCTGTCGGTGGAGCGATTGGACCTGCCAGTGGTGCGATCATCTACGACGACACAGTTGCCAATGATCCTATCGTTGGCTACCTCGATTTCGGAGCTGACTACACTCAGCCTGATGGTGGAACTGCCACGGTTATTGGAATCGAAGTTCGCATTTCATAGGAGCTAGAGATGGCTTGGAACCAGCCAGATAGTTTCCACATAACAGATGGGGCAGTAGCTAGCGGTGTCATAACTGATACCTACACAGACAATGGCATCAAGCATGTGTTGGAAGAAGTTACTGGCACCCCTGGGATGGACTACGAGTACTGGTTTGCCACTGTTCCAGCCTACAACTGGATCAGAGTTCATGTTAATGGTTACTATGAAGGCAATCCAGCTCATGATGTAGAGATTAGCGTCTGGAACTTTACCTCGTCTGCATGGGATCACTTTGATACCATGTTAGATGCCTCAGCTGATGCTGATTTTTACTCACCTGATCTCCCAGGTGCTGACTACATCAGCGGTGGAGTTGTTAAGGTTAGATTTCATCATCCTGATTCTGGAAACACTTCACATAGGCTATACCTTGATGCTGTGTTGCTTGAGGATAGGTCTAGTTTTCACACCACAGTGGCTCCGACAACTGTGCCTCCCACAACAGTGGCTCCATCAACTCCGGTTCCAACCACTACCTTAACCACTCCAGTTCCAACTACTACATTAACAACAGCTCCGCCAACAACTCCTTGGGGCGAAGACATCTACGTCGATCCGATAGAATTAACTCTATCTAGCAAGCATGTTTTTCACTACAATCCGCCTGCTCCTGTCAATCCAGGGCTTGATCGAACTTGGACGTTTGAAGATCTTCCAATTGAAATAACTTTGTCCATTCAAGGACAGAACCAGTATGCAGGAATTCTAGTTGATCCAATCGAGATCATTATCACTCCTGTCCATTCGCAGTTTAGCGAAGGCCAAACGATTGAAGTAGATCCAATCGACCTTGTTATAGTCCCAACCTTTGATGACATTCTTAAGTCATTCGACAGATGCAATTTTATCAAGTGGTCCAAGGTCGGAAGGTTTGACTTTACCATAGATGAAAGTAATGAAGCTGGAGAGCGTCCTGTAGATTGGAATGGATGCATCTGGCATGTGGCAAAGCTTGGATCAGCAGTAGGTGTGTACGGAACTAATGGCGTTACACTACTTAAGCCAAGTGGTGTTAACTGGGGAATGGACACTATTTATCGAATAGGGCTTAAGAACAAAGGAGCGTTTGCTGGAAGTGAGAGCAGACACTTCTTCGTTGACAACCTTGGGCAGCTATTCCAAGTTGATGAGACTTTGACTAGGCTTGACTATTCTGAATTTATCAGTAGAATGAGCACAGTTATACTTAGTCTTGACATTGAAAAGAACTTACTCTACATCTGCGATGGAACCCTTGGATTTGTCTACAGCATTGAATCTAAAAGCTTTGGTGAAGGCCCAGTTAATGTCACGGGGTTTGGGGCTCAAAGTGGAAACATCTACGTAGTTAGCTACGGAGACATCATTACACCGAAGCTTGAAATCTGCACTGACATCTATGATTTTGAAACTAGGCGTCAGAAAACAATTAAGTCAATTGAAATAGGAACTGACTCAACTCAGTTCTTGTATGCATCGCTAGATTATCGAACTAGCTACAAAGATGACTTTAAGCAAATAGGATGGTTCTTAGTCAATCCAGATGGAAAGGCTTATCCTAAGTGCTACGGAGTTGAATTCAGATTCAGAATCAAATCTTTGATTTATGAGTATTTGGAAATAGATTATTTGAAAGTAAGAGGCCACATCCATGGCTTCTCGTATCTTGATTCAGTTGGATAGATAATTAAACCATTTAATTAACTGGTGGAAAATGAGAGTAATAATCACAGCTAGTGAAATTCCTAAATTTTGGGAAGCTATCAAATACGCAGTAGCTAATTCAGATATGATTAGTGGTGAAGATGTTGGATCGATGTCTAATCATATTCTCTATTTGCTGCTAAGTGGAAAAGCTTCCTGCATGGTCAGAATCAGTGACGACAGAATGCTTCAGGCTGTCTTCATATTACAGATTCTTGAGGACCTAATAAGCGGCAAAAGAACTCTGTTCATTCGCAACCTTTATTCATTCTCAAAGGTCGATGATCAGATTTGGGCTAAGGACTTAGATGAAGTCGTTAGGTATGCGAAAAGTGTAGGATGCAAAACTATCACTTGCATGTCTAACAATGAAAAGGTGTTTAGGATTTGTGAAGCACTTAATTTCAATGAGCGGTTTAGATCCTTCGTGATGGAGGTATAGATATGAATGGCGGAGGTGGAGATAGCAAAACTGAGGTCAGGTATGCTAAGTACGTCGAGACTCATCACAAGGAGTTTCTGGACATAGTTGCAGCAAAACGAGCTGAGACCATAGACGATTCACCTTTCGCTGGATTCACTACGATAGATTACCTAGATGGATTCTTCGGAGCTGGGTATGCGATATCTAGCTTCCCATCACTTTACGATATGTATGGGAAGTTCATGGCTGGACTTGATGTTGAGACTTTGTTCAGCCAGATATTGGACGATAGCATTAACAATCCAGTTATTGGCAATCGAGTTAGCCAACATGCTATTGAGCTCGAAGATGATATCATCCAGAATGCAACTCCCAGGTTTGTGACTGGAATGAGGGACATTAATGCAGTCATTAGCAGCTCCTTCGTAATTGGCAGAGCACTGATGGAGACTGCTCGAACTAAGGCAATTGCCAAGTACGATGCTGAGCTTAGGGCTGCAATGCTTCCTATTGCTGTTAGTAGGTGGCAGACCCACTTGGAGTGGAATAAAGCTGTAATCAATATGTATGCGGAGATTATGAAGCTTTATTTCTCCAGTGCGATGGATCTTGAAAATCACAACTACTCAATGGCAGCTAAGGACAAGCTCTGGCCATTCACTGTTCTTGAATACGAGCGTGCTGCACTTGGTGCCCTCCAAGGTGCGATGAATACTAAGACAGACGTAGCTGGTGCATCAACAGCTCAGAAGGCAATAGGTGGAGCACTTGTAGGTGCTGGTGCTGGATATATGATTGGAGGTCCTTGGGGAGCTGCTATTGGTGGAGTTCTTGGTGCAGCATCTGCTTTCTTATAACAGATAATTAAACCATTTAATTAACTCATTGGAGGTTTGAGATGGCTAGTCTAATGGATAATAACTTGCTCTGGCAATATCTGAGCGCTGCAGGTATGGACATTGGGGCTGGGAAGCCCATAGGTGCCAATGTCAACGCTGTGACTCAGCAGCAGATTTCATCCAGAAACTATGTCAAGCTGCTGCAGAAGCTCCTTGAAAATGGCGGAAAGATGAACATCGACAAGGACAACTTCAGCATCAAAGCTCCGACCAATGCTCTTGGCGGTAGCGGAGGGAGTCCAGCTTCACAGGAAATGCAAGATATGGCTGATGCACTTTCTGGCGGCCCTATGGAAGGTGGCAGTGGGCCGATTCCCAAAGTGCAGGCTCCAAGCACTACCAACAACAACAGCATGAACACTGACCTTGTGAAACTTCTCATGGGTGGGAGCCTTGGTTCCATAAACCCTTCCGCTAGTCCTCTAGGTGACCTTTCTGGTGCCGACCTAGCTGGGCTGACTCCTAACGACATTTCGCAGGCACTGCAATTTAAGTTCACCAAGGACGAGCTGGAGCGTAGGTCTATTGGTGAGGTCCTTGATTACGATGCTAAGATGGCTAAGCTATCTAAGGAGAAAGAAACTAACGACATCACCAACTACGAATACGCAGTGGCTCGTGGATACACAGGTAGTTTCGAGGAATTTAGGAGATCCACTGACACATCTAAGTACAATGATTATCTGAAGGTCAAGAGCGAGGGATACAAAGGTAGCTATCAAGATTGGCTCGTTGAGATGGCTACACTTGCTAGACCTCATACTGAAATTAACATTGGTGATAAGGTTGAGACCAAGAAGGCTCTTGCAAAGGTTGAGGGTCAGACTCATTTCACCAGTGGTGAGTTCACTAAGGATGTGGAGAAGTTCAAGAGCAGTGATGAATATCAGAACATGCTGTTTAAGGCTTCTATAGGTGGAGGCGACAAGGGTCAAGCTGCAACTACTGCTCTTGGAAACTACGTCCAGAATCTCATAGAATCCAAAGGTGGTAATGTCCAAAGGGTTGAATGGGATCAGGATGGCAAGACTGCTGTTTGGACTGTTAAATGGGAAAGTGGTGACACTACCAAAGTCAGATATCGAGTGAGGGACTAATGGCTTCTTTTGAAGATCTTGTCAAAAATCCTGGTGTTAAGAGCACTGATGAGATTAGTCGGAAGGCTGCTCCTTCAACTGCGAGCAATTTCAAGTCTATGGTTGGCCCAGGTGGATTTCCATCTACTCCATTCGATGACTTGATGAAGGGCGCCTCTGACCAACATCAGGTTCCTTACGATATCTTGTATAATACGCTTAAGGCCGAATCTGGATTCAATCCTAAGGCTAGAAACAAAACTTCAACTGCCAAGGGAATAGCTCAGTTTATTGATAGTACTGCAAAGGAAATGGGCATAGATCCACTCGATCCAAAGCAAGCTATTCCCGCGGCAGCTAAGTATTTGAAAAGTCATTATGATAGATTCGGATCATGGAAGTTGGCAGTCGCTGCTTATAATCAAGGGCCTGGAGCAGTTGCTAAGAAGAAAGGAATCCCTGATGAGGCAATAGATTATGTGGCTAAGATTGTTCAAGGTAGAGATAATGAGCCTGATACAATAGCTGATGATGTTGAGCTTGTTGCTAGCGAGAGTAGGTTTGCAGACTCATTTGAATCCTTGATGAAGATGTCAAATTCAAAACCTCAGCCTCAGCCGGCTGCTGTGAAGCCATCTATTACAAAGCCTGCTCAGGTCAAGTCTACTGAGATCAGTGAATCTAGGTTCCTCAACAAAACTGAAGATCCAGTTCGTGAGTACTTTACTCAGAAAGCTTACGGCGTTGGAGCATGGCATCCTGCGTTCTCAGCTGAAATGGCAAAGAAAGGCTTTGGACCTAAGCCTGCTGGTGGATGGGATGAGCTTGGAAGGCCTATTGATGAGAAAGGTATTCCTTACTTTGAAGAACCAGCAGTTAGCAAGAATGCAGTAGTTGAATCCACAGCTCAGATGCTAAAGGGACTTTCAGGGCTAGCAACTCGCCCTATGGAAGCGATCAAGGGTGGACTGGACTTTTTCTTCTCCTTACCTGCATTTAAAGTTGGGCTGTTAGGCGCTGCAGGGAGAGGTACAGGTGAGTTGATTGATCAGCTTGCTTATGGCACCCTTGACCTCGACAAAATCTATAGTGCCATGGTCAAGGGAATGCAGGAGTCTTTTGAATTCTTCGAGCCTGGCAAGGAAGCTCTGATTGGTAAGCCGACTGAAGAATCTCAACTTGTTGGTCAAATTGCTATGGCTCCGCTGAATGCAATCAGTGCTGCAGGTCAGCAGATTGCTGCACTTGATACATTCAAAGATTATCCGAATGTAAGGGGTGCAACTAAGATCATTGGTGACTTGACTGGGCTAATAGCTATAGGATTGATAGTCAAGGGTCCGTCTGCTAAGGCTGAGTTTTCGAAGGTACTTGAAGACATTACCAATGATGCTTCGAATATAGTCAAGCGTGAAACTCAGATTCTTCAGAATGTTGATTCGCTGGTTAGAGCAGCTGAGTTGAAAAAACTCGAAATTGATAAGCAGAGACTCGAGAACAAAGCTGCTGAGTTTGCTAGGAAGTTTCAAGATGATGTTGTGATGACTGAGGAAATGGGCAGGTTGAATGAGCAACTTGCAAAAGAAAAGCTACGTCCAGTAGTTGAGTCTCGACCTGAGATGGCTGAGGGATATGTAGAGAAGCCTGTGAAGTTGACGAAGAAAGAGGCTGAGAAGGTTGCTAAAAGAGAAGCGAAAGAAGCAGAGCCAACAGTTGAATTCGAGCCTGAGTTTCAAAAAGTAAAAGAATCAATCGAATCTAATCCTGAACTATCTGGACTTGTTAGGGTAGATGCAATTGGAGCTGAGGGTACTTCACTTAAGCCAGGAAGTGTTCAAGTCACAGTCATCGGTGAACACCCTGCGAAGGGAGGAAGCTTCACAGTAGATGCTGAGCCTGGGAGTATAGTCAAGAGGCTTGAAGAAGAAGCTGTTAAGTGGAGTAAGGGGAAGAAAGAACCTGTTGTTGTTAAGAAGAGGAAGAAAGTAGAGGAACCTCCCAAGGTTGAGGAACCTACATCAATCGAAGAGGAGATGCCTGAATCGCATCTTAGGGCCTTAGATGGATTGATTGAAGATGCTGAAAGGCCTGAGGTTACTAGTCCTAAGAGAGAAGTAGTTACTGAAATAGATCGCGATGCTGGAGCTGAACTTCCTGGTGTTGATGTAGATAATGGAATGTTCTTTCAAAACGCTAAGAAGGCAAAGAAGCTCGGTGACATATTTGATAGCAAAAGAGAGAAAGTTCTCGAAGACCCTGAAGTGTTTGTACAGAAACTAATCAATGATACTAATAGATGGTATCATGGAGATAGTTCAGTAGATATTACTAAGGTTAGAGATTTGCTTAGCCAAATGGCTTCGAGGGCTAGTGAGCTTAGAGACTTTTTCATAACTGGAGTTGATCATCTTCAGTTTACTGAACTCACTCATGAAGCTGCTAAGTGGGCAAGAAGTGTTGAGAGACCTAACTTGGGAGGTAAGGGAGTTAGGCTCAACATGATGGTGCCGATAGATCAGATTCCTGAGACTGTTAAACAGTTTATTAGGTACACTAGGGGAGCGATTAAAAGTATCAGAGCTAGTGAAGTTGCTAGGGATAAAAATCTTTGGAAGTCCACTGGGTATTGGCTTGGAAGGGATGGGAAGTGGAGGTATGAATTAGATACTTCTAAGGCTAAGTATAGTCCCAGTTTGTATCATACTGATAAAGTCATGAAGGATGGAGTCACTGAAGGGCCTCTTACTGACTTCCTTAATTATCGAGAACTATATGAAGCCGTTCCTCAAACCAAGTCCTTGGTATTGAAGGTAGATAAAAAACTTTCAGCTGATGCTAGCTACAATCAAGGAATTATAACGCTCAGAGACATGGATGATGTTATAAGTTTATTTCATGAGCTTCAACATGCAGTCAATGAATTCACTGGTTCGGTGTTTATAGGGACTAATGAATTCACTGAGCATTCAAAGATAATGGCTGAAAGACTTAGGAAAATATCTGACAGGATGGCTGGTGAGGGAAAGACTTATGAATCAACTGTGTTGAATAAGTATGTTGATGCTCTTAATGATGGATTTAGGATAAATAATATAGAAGGTCAATTGGCTAAGGCCAATGTTAGACTTGAGCCTAGAGACATTCAAGATATTAATTTCCCTACTGGAGCATTTGAAAAGTATGTGAGAAATCCAGGAGAAATGGAAGCTAGGCTGGCTGAGAAAAGACTTAGAATGTCTAAGGATCAGAAAGCCAGTGAAGCTCCCTGGGAGACACTTGATAAGATGTTGGTGGAGGAGCTTAGGCCAACTGGGGTTGGGAGGACTCTCTACACTGGAACTGAATTTGAAGCTGGAATGAGGGCAGCTATTGCAGGTGCTCGTAAGGTTGCTGAATATACTTCAAAGGCCAGAGGACTTAAGAAGGTTAATCTAAAGGAAGCTGCTAAGGTTATTAGAGAGGAGTTCAACAGGGCGTTTGTTGATAAGTCTGGGAACATTAGGAAGGAAATGCTTGACAAACTCAAAGATGAAGGATTTGAGGTTGTTAAGAAGATGTACTTGGCAAAGGGAGCTTCTTCGCTTGCTGCCGCTAAGCTGAGGCAAATGAGGAAGGAAGTCTATCATGGGCTTACCAAGAGCGAGAAGAAAATTCTCGATGATGTTATTCTTGATGATAGAATGATTGATATTGCTAAGTACAAAAGTCCTAGTGAATTTAAGTTTCCTAAGGGAGTTAGTATAGAAAACTTTATTCAACATAGGATTGGGTTTCATATAATTGAGAAACTCAGCCCATCTCGAGCTGCGCTGATTGAAGCCAGAGCAGCTGCATATTATGAGTGGATGAAGAGACCACTTATGGATATGCTTGAGTCTGGGCTGATTAGTAAGAAGGAATTTGATGATCTTTCTTCTCACAACTATCGGCGCCTTGAGCAGGTTGAGAAGATTTTTGATTCCAAGTATAGGGCCAAAGTAGGTGGAAAGAAGATCACTGTCTATGACTCAGGTGTTGAGGCTTTGAGGCGTGGTAAGGAGACTGACATCTATGAGCCATCGTCAGAGATTATGGCCCTTGAGGTTTTCAATAGGGCATATGGCAGGATTTTGAAGAATGAGGCTAATAAGTCTCTGGTTGAACTTGCAAGGAGGGATCCAACTAATCCATTTGTTAGAATTCGAGACAAGTCAAAGGGAGACGCTGGGAAGATTCCTGAAGGATGGACTAGGATATTTGCATTCGAAGATGGAACCAGAAAATCTATCCACATCTCACCTGAGGTGGCTAAGGAATGGGTTAGTAGTGGGCCTGAGGTTTCTTACAGATTGGGACAGTTCCTTCGCTATGCAAGTGGGTCTCCAGTGTTGAGGACATTTGCTACTGGGATCAACTGGGGATTTGCTCTTGCTAATATTCCCAGGGACGTGATGCATTCTTGGTTCACATCTAGATCATATGAGAATGGGAAGTGGAAGCCTGTTTATAATCCTAATCTTCCAGTCTTCATGGCTCAGATGGGGAGAGACATAGCTACTGTCCTTCCTGATGCGCTGACCAGAGGAAAGAGATACCAAGACTATCTCAACGAAGGTGGAGGGATGGAGTTCTTGGTTCATCAAGGTAGACTGTTCCAGAGAGGTAGGCACCTTGAGAGTTGGTATGATAGGGTGATGGACTTCATGGGGTATCTTGGTGAAACAAGTGAGATAATGACTCGGCTGGCTATCAGAGAAAGAATGCTTAGGAAAGGTAAGAGTGGCAGTGACGCTACATTTGCTGCTAGGGACTACATGGACTTTGGACAGGGAGGTGGAATCTCTAAGGCCCTTGATAATGCGCTTCCTTATCTGAATGCAAGTATTCAAGGCACAAGGGGAATGTTCAGAGCATTTAAACCTGGAAGTGGAAGTGCCTTGAGTTCGACTTATAAACTGACTCAGTTTGCAGCGCTGATTACTGGTCTAACTATTGCAATGCAGAAGATGCATCCTGAGACGGCTAAGAACCTGGTTGGGAATATAGATGCACAGAACAACTTGATCATTCCACTTGGAGATCAGTTTGGTTTTGAGGATGCTGAAGGGCAGATGCATTATCCTTATCTGAAGATTCCTCTTGACCCTGCTCAAAAGTTCTTCAAAACATTCTTTGAGGCAGCCACTAATAAATGGTTAGGGAAGGATGTAGATGTTGATGCAGTTACTGGTACCTTGACTGCTCAATCTCCAGTTGGGATATCCCAGCTTCCACCTACCATTAGTGGAGCACTTGGATATCTCACCAACAAAGACTTCTGGCTGAATGAAGATATCTGGAAGGAAACTGATAGGCCATTTAGTTATCCAAAAAGTGCTGAGGAATTTACTAGGACAACTCCAGAGTTTTACAAAGATCTTGGGGCTAAGACTGGACTAAGTCCTGAAAGAACAAGATATGCAGTAGAGGAATTAGTTACTGGTGGAACAGTTTGGTCTTACTTGCTGGGCCAAGGCTATGATGCAATGTTTAGGGATGTTCCGAAAAGTGCAAAGCAACAGCATTTAGCTGAGACAATTAGTAAAGTGCCTATGATTAAAAGGTTTATTGGAATCACTAATCCATACTCCAAGCATGCAACTAAGATCAACACTGCTCAGGAAAACGCTGTGATTGATCAGTTTGTGCAAGACAGAGGAATGGATACTTTGGTCTATAGATTCTTGTATGATAAGAATGTAGATTCAAAGGAACTGTTTGATTACGCAAGTTCGTTTGGCGACAAGCCTACGTATGATAGATTGATTGATAGGTTTAAGTGGGAAGTAGCAATTAAGGACTTGCCTGAGAAATCTTTCTGGCGAAGGATGAAGGGGCTTAGGCTTGAAGCTAAAGCTAATGTGTTTGTAGATAGGCTTAGTGCTGCTAGTGAAGATGAGAAGGTAAAGTTAATGAATGAACTTGAAATAGTTGGAAGCGCCAAAGGCATTGTGTCTAAGGAGTTCAAGAATGAAGTTATGAAGGTGTTGGAATCGAAAAGATAATTAAATGGTTTAATCATCTGATCCAATAAACTTTATATACATTCCATCTCCAGGTCTGGATATAGATTGAACTATCTTCGCAGCTTCAAGAGTTGCAATGACTCGATCTATTGTAGCCTTATCCATATCATTCTCGAATCGTCTAGCGAACTTCCACAAAGGCATTTCGTTAACTTTGGACATCTTAAGAAATGTAGTAGCTTGATGAACCAACTCAGCAATATCACTCTTCCCAACTCCTTTAAAGACCATTCCCATCTTGTTTTCAACTTCGGTCAGTGTATCTATTGCCTCGTTCAGATTGTCCTCAGTCAAAATTAGTAATCCATCTTTTGATCTAGAAACAGAATGAACCATTGCTAACTTCATCAAGTGTCCACGTCTACGTCCATTATAGCCGTCGAATCTTCTATCACGAAACGGAGGGTTGTTGAACTGATCTCTGCACCAAGTATCCCATCTCTCCATGAATTTAGAAGTCCATCTAAATCCGCCTGACAGTAAGCTTATCTGCTCAAGGTCATGAACTAGGTCAATGAATAGTTCTCGCTCAGCTGCAGTTTCAGTTGGAAGGGTTACAAGTTTTTCTGGCTTTTCTTCAAATACGAAGATGATTCGACTGGTTAAACCACCTCCGATTGACTCTATCGGCAGCGATGAGCGGATTAAATCTGGAGTTGTTCCTGCAATCAAGTTGACCCAAACACCTATGATTTCTTCCTTTGATCTTGAAATAGTTTCATAAACCCACCTTGGATCACAGTCATACCAGTCACAGAGGGCTGACATTAGTTCTCTATTCTGATATCCCAAGAATACGGTGAACTCTTTAGAGAAGATTGTCATAGATGCATGGAATGACTGCTGGCCAGTCACTAAGTCAATGTCATTTAAGTTGGTTTCTTTCAACTTTCTAATTAGTGCTTGAAGTGATGTGGCTTGAGCAGCCATGTGGACTGAAGGAATTTCTCGAAGGATGTTTAATCCAGGATTCATGGCAGTGCCTTTGCCAGTTGCACTTGGGCCAACAAGGACTATGTAGAAGTTAGGGTAGAATGTTAAGTTGCTTCCCCATTCTATCTTCACCTTCCTTTGAAGTGCTGAGGCTATGCATGAAATAGCTGTCCATTTTCTGAAGAGCCTAGGAGGTTCAGAATTTTCTGTATAGCACATGAAGCCAGAAATCCAGTCGTTGAGATTCCTTTCGTAGGACATAGCTATTCACCAGTCAACTGCTTGAGCAGGATAGGTTTGAGATCAGCTGGGGAGTATGATGAGGGTTTGATCCACTTTCCAAATTCATTCTTGTAGCCACCTACTTTGGACATATTAGATCGGTGGACTTCATTGAAGATCGGTTCGATGTCTATGCCGCATTCAACTGCGGTACCAAGGACTACGTAAAGCAAGTCAGCGATCCCATCTGCAATTCCAATTAGATCGCCCCTAGTCATTGCCACAATGAGTTCATCAAACTCCTCAAGGATTAGTCTGCTTCGTCTATGAATTATTTCGTCAGTTGGTCTAGTTGGTTTGTCCTCGCAGTGGATGTCAAACGCTTTGTGGAATTCCCTTACTTTGTTTTGACTTGAGTTCATTGTAAATGGTCTCCAATCTTTCAGCTAGTTTAAACTTGTCAACTGGGAAGTCTTTGTGCTTGATCTCGATCATTTCTTCCTTGCACATATTGAAGCTGATGGATAGGTCGGCTGGAGTGTCGATTCTAGTTTCGTGCCAATAGAGTGGGCGCTCAAGTGATTGCTTGATTAGCATTAGGATTCTAGCATGTTCGATTAGTGGAAGTGATATAGGAATTTGAAACACTATTGAGTCATGAATCTGAGCAAGAAGTTCAACTGGACGAAAGATTTCTTGGTTGTAATAGACGTATTCAAGCCCATGTTCATTGATCTTGTCAGCGGTGGTTGATTGAGGAAGCTGGGCATATCCTTCACGCCAAGTATTCTGGCAAGCACTTAGTGGGACATTAGGATAGGAAGGTACAACAGGGCCTAGGAACAAACGCTTTCGACCCATTAAGTTTACAACCATTCTATTTTTCTTAAGCATGTTTTGAATCAAGATGTGAAAGCCACCTCTAATTTGAGGATACCCTCGGTGGATTTTCTCGAGTGTATACTTGGCTTCACTCTCAGGCATTTCATTCTTAAGTGCAAATGTCTTATATCCAACATCGTAGTTGGTAGCGTGGTTGCCTTTCTTGCCCCAATAGCGTTCACTCTGGCGTCCGTCACCTAGGGTTGATGATCCGTCTTTGGAGGAGATTTCGTCGTAAGGCTTTCCAAAGATAATCGAAGCGGTAAGTCTATGTAAGTCAACTCCTGACTCGAAAGCCTTAATTTGCTCAATAACTCCTCCAACATATGCAACAAGCCTATTTTCGATTTGGCTAAGGTCGAAGGAGTATCCAATATAACCCTCGTCGAATACAAAGAATCTAAGTAAATCGTGAGGCCAATTCTGTTGGTTTCCTCCAGTTCCAAATATAGTTTCACCAGACGAGAGTCTTCCTGTCTCAGCTCCAACAGGCTTATAGGATGATCTGTAACGTCCATCTTCGTCAACCTTTCCTATGTTAAGGTAAGTTGAAATACGCTTGGACAATGAGCGAATGTCGAGCATTAGACGAGCTGCTTCAGACCCAGGTCCGCCCTTGCGAAAGATGCGCTTGAGTGCATCAACGTCTGAGGTTTCAGTATATTGGCCTTTGGTATTTTTCTTCTTATATGGTTTTAAGCCGAGTTCTTTGTAGAAGTAATTCATCAGCTGAGCTGGCGAATTGTGATTGATCTCGTAGCCGACTTCTCTGTTAAGTGCTTCTGTTAATTCATCAAGTTTCTTTTGCTCCTTATCTTTGAAGTCTATCATCCCTTGAACGTCAATCTTGATTCCTCTCTCAGCCATATAAATTAGTGGCTTGATTAACTTCCTCTGACGTTCGTAGGTTTCTAGATTCTCCTGCTTTATGAGTTCTTGGATTTGCTTAGGGAAAGCATCTGAGGCAGTGATAGAATCCATAGCATTGTAATGCCACCACTCGTCCCAAGAACCTGCTCCAAGTTTCATCCACTGCTTGCCGTCTTCCTTGTAGTATGGAATGTCTGTGTGCATGGAAGTTACGAATGCAAGCCCAGCGTTGAAGTCTGGATAGGAAATTTTTTGAGCTATTTGGGTGCAGTGAAGGTTGCCCCTTGGACGCATCCCATACTTGTGGAATAGAAACTGCATATCAAAGATGAAGTTTGCACCTACTTTGTTGATTTCTCTGGATTCAATAATCCTAGAGAGAAGCAATAGAATTTCGAGCTCTTGGTCGGGAGTGAAGTAGTCACCTTGAGACCATCTAAATGGTATAGAAGCTGAGTCCGTTGCTGACCATCCAACTGAGAAACAATCAACTTCTCCGTTAATGACTTCAATGTCGATAGCAATAGTTTGACCTCTTTTTCCGACCTCGAAGCAATGATCAAGGATTCCTTTGGCCTGAGTAAAAGATGGCTTAGTAATGATATTGCGAGAGATTCGATGGATCTTCTTGAATTCCCCTTCATCTTTAGCCCTCAGCAAGTCATTGACTATGAGTGGTTTGTTTAGGAAGTTGAACTTTGGAGGGATGAATGTAGCTGGGTGAAATGTAGGAATTACTTTAAGGCCTGGGACAATAGTTGATTCAATAACTGACCCACGCCACTTGGTTATGCCAATTCTTGAGGTTAGTGCTAGGAGTGGAATGTTTCCAGTAGCAATCACAATGTTGAGGTTTGGAAGAAGGGACAACTCACGTCCGAGTTCGCGGATGTAAGTCATCCCATCTTCAGATATTGAGGACTTTCCTCGATTGTCTATTCTGATGTAATGTTCGAGAGGTGCGTCGAGATCCTTTATCACGTTGGTGAGGTAGAGGGATTGCCTAGGGATTCTTGCCATCACTAGACATTCATCAAGACCTTGCCCAGCAGGTCCGACGAAAGGTTTTCTTGACCTAACTTCTTGATGCCCAGGCTGTTCACCACAGATGGCTATCTTTGCAGTTAGGTCCCCAGAGGGCGGAACATAGGTTCGACGCATCTCGATTTCCTCCGAAAGATGATTAAATGATTTAATTAACTTTCATATTGTGCAACTTGACAAGGAATGAGTCTCGATAGGATTTGCTAAGTTCGAATCCAACAGGGGTCATACCAAGATTGTTCGCCGCTATGATTCCAGACCCAGAGCCGAGGAAGGGAATTAGAACTCTAGAGCCAGTAAAAGCGAAGGTATCATAGATGTCGGTCATCAGATCAACCGGACGCTCAGTCGGATGAGATTTCTGCTGTGGAGATACCGGAGGATATGTAAAGACATTAGCGCGACCTTCTTTATTAAGAACAGGACGACCTTTCCAGGCGTAGAAGAACATTTCATAGGAGTTAGCGAGATACAGCTCCGGCCTTTTAGCTTGACCGTACCCTTTGTTCCAAATTCCACACATCCGAGTTGTAGTGAATCCTGCATTATGAAGCTCCTGATAAATGATCTCGAACCAAGGTTCTGGGGCAAACCAGCAGAGAAGCCATGAGTGCTCAGTCATGACTCGGTAGCATTCGTGAAAGAGTTTTGAGAGGAATACTTGGTATTGATCTGAAGGAATTTCGTTGTACTGATCTTGGACATAGATGGACTCGCCATCTGTTTTCTTCATAGCGTTGAGATCTATGGCATATGGAGGGTCGATTTCAACCAGGTGGATTACATTGTCAGGGATTTTCTTAACGCCTTCAAAGAAGTCTGCAATGATGTAGGACTTGGCAAGTTGATTGATCTTGCTATCAGAGCGATTGGACTCGAGTTTGCGAGCAATCTCTTCCTTTGTGATCATCTCGTCAATTTTCTTAATGATCTTAGTTGCGTCCTTCTGAGTCTTGCATTCTTCGAACAATTCAGGGAAGGCCTCTCTTGCTTCCGACCGCTTGATGGCGGTAGAGACTGAGGCATCAGTGACACCAGCCATAGCTGCTGTGTCCTTCAATGTCCAGCCTTGGTGCCCAGGGCCAGGAGCAGCTACGCCATGGATAGATTGTTGAAGTTCGTGAATTTCCCTGATGAGGTTGTCAGTTTCCCAATACTCGAAATCCTTGCGATAGAAATTTTCAGCGAGCTCGATTGACTTCATTTCGAGATCTGTGATTCCATCAGGGTAGATACGAACAGGGATGAGTTCGACTTTGTTACGCTCGAGGACAATGAACCTACGTTCTCCAGCAAGGAGTCGATAGGTCCCATTGTCAGACTGTTTCACAGCGAGAGGGGATATAAGACCTCTCTCGTGCATTGACTTCTCCATCCCATCAAGGTCGCCCATTTCCTTACGAGCTCTGTCACTGATAGAAATGGAGTTGAGGGGAACCATCTTTACTTCACCTACGTTAATCATTTGACCTCCAGAGATTTGAGAATTTCCAAAGCTTGTTCGGCTGTTAGTTTGGGAGTCTCCTTTGCTTTAGCCCTTTTGGATGTAGTTGACTTGCTCACTTGTTTGACTGGAGTCCTTCGAGACAGGCGAATTTGTCTGATATGCTCGAGGGCTTCATCAGTTCCCATTTCGGAAAGTGGAGGAATCTGGATGTCGTCTAGATCAGCCATCGTTAGCCTCCTTGCTGCGCTTGTCGGCTTCTTTCAGCGACTTGATTATGTCTCTTGGTTTAGCAGCTTGATCGAGGAGGATTCCGATGACTATTTGACCATGCTCCTCGATCAAATCAAGAAGGTCCTCAAGAATCGGAGTCATTATAGCCTTGCGAACTCCATGAGTTGATAGCAGGACATTGGCTCGATTCTTTAGTTCCTCGCTAATTTCAAACGCAAAGCGAGGAATGTAAGGGGTGGTGTCTAGCTTGCTCATCATCTCCTCCAGGTTGTAGTTGGCATTATTACTTCCTTGATTATTCTATCATGATATGGATAGATGGTTTTGATTAAAGTAGATATTTCTCCGCCAATGTCGGTAGTTGGGATGTAGCCGAGATCGAATAGTTTCTGATGAGCTGGGTTGTAGTAATGATTGTAGGATTCTGACCTAACATTTGGAAGGTTTTGGACTCTAGTTGAGATGCCTAGTTCAGATGAAGCTGTAATGACTTCAGATGCAAGCTGGGATATTGAGTAGATGTTTTCGAACTGGTTGAGTGTTCTGTATTCGCCAAGTTGGGGTGGATTATCTATGACGATATTAAGGCATTGGATTGAATCTTTGAGCGGCAAGTAGCCACGCGTCTGAGATCCATTGCCGTAGATTGTCAATGGAATGTTGGATAGAGATTGGACACAGAAGCGGTTGATAACTGTGCCAAAGTACTGATCGTAATCAAAGCGGGTGATTAGGTACTCGTCGTCATCTGTGGTATTCAGACCGAAGACTACGCCCTGCATGATGTCAGTTGAGCGAAGTCCCCAGAGCTTGCAGGTGAAGATGATGTTGTGAGTGTCGTGGACTTTGGATAGGTGATAGAAGGACCAAGGGGAGCGAGGGAAAGGGAGGCCAGCCATAGGACAGTCCATAGTAGATGCATATCCATCGTAGTTGCCAAGGCATTCTGGAATCTCCCCTTCAGGAATGTCACAGTTAGGTGTCCCATACTCTCCCATTGTTCCGAGTTTGACCAAGTGAGCATTTGGACAGTGATCATGCATAGCCCAGAGGAGGGCTAAGGTTCCAGAAATATTGTGATGTTGGGTAGTGATAGCATGTCTCACGTTGACCATTGAGTAGGGTGCTGAAGGTTGCTCGGCCAAGTGGACAATTGTATCAGGCTTGTATTCCCTAAGGACTCTGGAAACCAGGTACTCATCATGAAGATTGATGAAGGCTATGGAGTCGATGAAGTTAGGGAATTTCTTAAGGTATTCATTCCTTTGATCGTGAGACTTGATTGGGGTTAGAGAAGTACTCCCAGTTGTTTTAACTCTCAGACGTCGACTAAGATTGTCTAGTCCACAGACTTCGTATTTATCAGGTTGACGAAGCAGATGGTTAGCAAGTGCCCATCCAATATAGCCGTCTATTCCAAGAATCAGGACTCTATTCAAGGTCGAACCTCCTTAAGGTGACATTTCCGAAGTCGGCAATTTCTAGAGATTTCTCGTGGTAAGGGATAGATTCGAGGGTGACTAGCTCAGTGATTCCTGCGTTGACTATTGCAATCATGCAGTCTTTGCAAGAGATTTCCTTAGTGTTCATGTACATAGTGCAGCCTAGCACTGAGGTGCCTAGACGAGCTGCATTGATGATAGCATTTACTTCTCCGTGGGCTGCAGGACATTCATGTAGACCTTCACCGCTTTTGTAGCCTTTAGATCGTCGAGGGCAGGAGTTAACTGTTACGACTTGAGGTTCACCTTTGCATCTAATAATCTTTCCTGGGGCAATACTTGTTGCTGAGATTGGTCTGGCAGATATGATTGCTTGGACTGAACTGCAGTGAGGGAATCCTCGTGGAGGGCCATTGTAGCCTGTTGAGACTATCGAATGGTCTCTCACGAGGATCACACCTACTTGCCGGGACAAGCAGGGAGATTTAGCAGCCACTGCATTGCAGATGTCGAAGAAGTACTTGTCCCAGCGGTCCATGTTAGAATTTCTCCTCTCGGATGCAGGCATATAGTTTGAAGAGATAGTTGAAGGTATCGACGAACTTTTCTTCCCACAGCTCGATTGGAAGCTGTTCCTCGCTGATCTTCGTTGTCGTCTGGCCGCCGAACTCAGCATTGATCATATCACTGAGGGACATGATAGGTTTGGACACAAGGTCCATGATCATCTGCGGAGTTTCCTTGTTGCGGAACCTGGCGAGGTTGCGAAGGCTGAGGAGAACATCTTGCTCGCTGAAGTATTCCTTCTCCTTCTCCCTGCGCTTTGCAGCGGCCTTGGCGAGGATAACTCGGTAGTACTTTTCGAAGAGCTCTTTATCCATTTGCAGCCTCCATTTCTTTTACCTTGAGTTTGGTTTGCCACTTCTTCAATCGCTTCTCCCCAACATCTTTTACAAGACGCTGAAGGGCATTGGAAGGAGAAAGGAACAGAACTTCCTCCTTGAAGAAGTCTCTATGGGCCTTTTCGATTTCGTCCAGAGACATACAAATTCCCACTTCAGCCTCCAGATAATTAAATGGTTTAATTAACTTATGCGTGATATAGTATGCGCATCCCACTTTGCGATCTAGCGCTTCACCACGTAGCGCTTCACGCTGTTCTGGTCGCCATACTCGTCGGACTTCTTCACGCCGAGAACGACCCAGCCTTCCTTCCCAGGCAGGTCATCCTCCCAACTGAAGGGGCGGGAGTAGTCGACGCCGAAGCAGGCAGCAAACTGCTTGAACTGGTACATGGAACGCTGGAACTGCTTCGCGTTGAGCTTGGATCGATCGAGTTCCCAGAAGAAATCGCTGAACTCGATCACCATCGGGTCAGCGGGAACGTCGTAGACGACGCTGTACCAGGTGCAGTCGTTCTTGTCGCTGATGCCAGTGCGGACGCTGACGATGCGGGCTTTGACTTCCGCTCCGACGTTGAGGGTCTTAGGCTCAGGCGCTCCGCTGATTTCCTTCTCCAGATCGCTGTAGTCGGACATAGTCATTTGTAGATTCCTTTCTGTTGAGTGGTTTGGGTTAGGGTTTTTGGTTATGCTTGATTTTTGTCTTCTTTGTTCACCTCCTTCTTGGTTGGAGTTAGTACATCTGAAGCGAACACACACTCAGGTTCGCTGCAGCGGTCACGCTTTCCACCTTGTCTAACGTCGTGGAAAGGGCATCCAATTTCAGTGCAGGCGTTCATAGTTAGAGCTCCAGCTTAGGTTTGTCCTCCCATGACAGGCCAACTTTTTTCAGAATCTTCTTGATGTTAGGCTCCTCCTTTTCCAAGAGTTTTCCACCAGCTTTCAACCGAGACCTTGCGACGTACTTACCTTGGGCATCAGTGACCAGTTCACGCCTGACGCCGCTAGAGGTTTCCTCGCCTCGGAGGACATAGAGTTCGTCGAACTGCATTGGGATAGTTACCATCGCCTGGCCGGTGGTGAAGAAGCGATAGTAAACTCGCTTGATGTCAGAGCCGTCCTTGGTCTGGCCGACAACTTCATCAAGCTGTCTGAGGTGGCCGGTTAAGATAAAGTCGCAAGGAAGATTCATCAGCTTCTTGATGTAGTTAATCATCAAGGTCTTCTGCGGAGTGTAGTCTTTGGTGAACTTTGGAGCCTCGCCAGCGCGATCTGCTTTTCCAAGTTGATAGTTCATAACTGCATCGCCCCAGCTTGAGGCGCTGTCTAGGACATAAGTCCCAAACATTTCGAAGTAGCCTGTCTGAAGACGGATGTCGACTGTCTTCATCCACTCTCCGAAGACTTTAGGATCGAAAGGATCTTCACGCTCCCACTGGGTATCTGCGATGATATCTCCAGACTTAATCCACTCACGAACGGACTTACTTCCGCCTGGATCAAAGCTGTCAATGTGGACAGGGAAGCGAGCAGTTGAGACGAGGAAAGTTTTTCCACTGCCACTTTCGCCAGTAACAAGTGCCGAGAATCGCTTTTGGAGATTATCTTGATTGTAATAATCTCGTACTCGTTTGAGTTCTGCAAGTTTGTCATAGGGCATTTTTAGACCTCCTTACTATCATTAGGGTTTGTTAATCTCGGCGTCAGTCGGCATCGTTTTTTTTTTCTTTCCTATTCCCCATCGCTTGGTCTATAGCTTGCCTCAATGTCCGGCCAGTATGTTTTAGCCCGAGCCCGAGCCGCCCAGTGCCTTCAGGGTTGCTATGCAGTAACAAGCCTTCCTTGGTGTTGCCCATCTTTTCGAGCCAGTCGAGTCGATCTTTGTCAGTCGGCATCTTCGGCCTCCGTCTCGATTGCGCGAGTTGTCCCTTCAGTTTTGCGTTCTCGGCCTTGAGCCGGTCGTGCTCTGCTTCGAACTGATCGCGCTCGGCCTCGGTAGCGGTAAGCTTCCGCGCCATGTTGTCCAGGGCGCTGTCTCGCAATCCAAGCTCGGCCTCAAGCACCGCGATGCGGTTCAACATCCATCTGCGGCATGACAAGCAACTGCATGGATGGTCCTCTTGCCATGTGTCAGTCCCACACGGATTACCTGTGATTTGACAGCGCAACTCCATCGCCTTTATCCTCCTATCCGTGGCTTCGTAACCTTCCCAGAAATACGGTAGCCAGCGCATTTTACCCCCCTTCGTTCTCGCGGCCAGGTTGCTGCACTGGAGTGTTTACTTCTTCGAGCCCGTCCACCGTTCGAACGCCCATTCCAGCAAAAGCGCAACGATGAGCAAAACGATGAAAACCGCCATGAACTGCACATCGGGCAGCAAATCAATCTGATCCCAAAGGTTCATCTTACTTTCTCCACTCGAGATTTCTCTTATGAGTAGTCTCGATTTTCGAAGGATCCCAAAACTCCTCATGGAATCCCAAAGGTGGCTCGTAACACCTTTGAAGTGGATTCTGCCACGAGATGCAGAAGTCGTGATAGATGCAGCCGAAGTAGTCTGAACACGAACTTCCATTCATAGGAAAGGCCATCATTACTTTGTCATTCTCAGAAGATTCTGAAAGCCTTTCCATTTCAAAGACGACCTCGGAGTAGAGATTGTTAACTGTCCAGAGCCACGAGTTCATCTGATCAGGAGGTTTAAATGCAGGAACGCGCATGAGGTCGATGTTGTAACCTTGGGGACGATTCTTTGAGCCGCGAACTAGGTAATCAAAAGCGCAGCCGCAGAATTCGACTCCGAGGACTTGGTCGATAGGAAACATACAGTACATGCAGTGAGTGTAAGTTCCATTCTGAATGGATAGTTGAAACTGCTCACTCCATTGTCGGTTGAAGGATTTCTTTTTCGACTTGTGATCCCAAGAAAAGATCATTCCATCGAAGCGGCGGAGAACTGAGTCTATGCGATAGTGAATGACTCGATCTTCGACTATTGGGACTGTGCCACTTGTCTCGGTGAGGAGAAGCTCATTGTCAACCAGATCAGCGGCCCTGTCGGTGTAGAACTTTTCAAGGGCCATTAAGACGGCTTCGGGAGTCTTGGGGATGTAAAGCTCGTCGGTCTCAACTGGGAATTCCTTACGATAGTGATCTTGGAATACTACGTAGGCTTCGAGGAACTTATCGTAGCCGTTTAGGAGCTGATACTCCCTAGCCTTGTGCCAACACTCGCCAAAGTAAAGGTCGTGAGCTGGAAGATCAGATCTCCATCCAAGGACGTATTCGAAGAAGTACTTCCTTCGACATTGTTGGAAGGTGTCAAGTTTGGATGAATCTAGGATACTCCATGACTCATGAGATTTTAGCATTTTCTTTCACCTCTCTGAGAAGATTGATGTCAAGGAGTTCCTGGGTCAGGTGAAGGATTATATTGCATTGGCGCCTTCGGTGGATGGTTAGTTCGTTGGAACTGTCCCAACCCTTGAGGTCCTCAATTTCCTCCAACGCCTCAGCTCGCCAACTTCGAAGTGTTCTCTCGTTTATGTCCATTCTTATCCTCCCGATGAGATAATTAAATGGTTTAATTAACTGAATACGATGTTTCTTTCGATATACTTCCCTTGCTTAAAAAGTAAGAGGTTCAATCTTTTGTGCTTTGTAGCGAACACGGAGCAGATGATTGAGTTGAGAGTGTTGAGAGAGCAGAGGACTATGTGATCCCTTGGAGAGGAATCTTTCATAGCCTCTGCAGTCTGCCTGTGCATATCGTTGACGTTGAAGCGGTTTAGCTTACCTCCGGTTACAAAGACCAGTTCACCAAACCTTTCTGCATCTGAGAAATCATGCGCGCTCTTGTTTGCGATAAAGACCTTTGATTTCACTTTAGAATCCTTTCGAGAAGGACAGATGGAGCGGTTGAAGTTGGTTCCTTCTTCTTATGTTCCGCAGCCCTAGCATCAGTCATGTTGAAGTCGTCAGGATTCATGATGTTAGGACGGCATTCGAGATCTTCCTCAGGCCTTGGTGTTGGGGAGACGAATGACTCCTTAGTTGGCTTGTCTGAGTCGGTGATGTTCTCGATTTGCGAACTGTCGCATTCGTGAGGTTTGATGATGTCTACTATGATGCCCTTATTTTTGAGCACCTTACGAATGATCGACAGTTCGACTCCACACTCTGAACAGTAATAGCGTCTTGGCATTAGCTGATCCTCACCAGCAGCCGATTCCAGGGCTGCCTTTCAAAGTTTACTTCGACCACTTCGCACTTCAGCGAACCGTCGTCAGTTTCGATCATGGCAGTTGCCTGGGCACTCAGTTTTCCAGGCACGTAGCCGACCATCACATCGAGGTTGTGAATCTGCGAGTGGTAGATGATCTTCACAGCGTTGGGATCGTACTTGTTGGTAGGTTCCTTTTCCAACTTGAGAAGATCACCTACTTCGATTTCATTCTCGACCGAGTCCAGCTTGTGGAACTTGACTCCTGCTACGAAGAATTCCTTCATTTTAGTTTCCTCCTTAAGGGTTTTGGATTACTTCTACGAATACAGGAAAACGTGGAACTTTGCGCTCTGTTGTTAAATGCTGATATTTTACCCTAGCAACCATTCCAGGAAGGATACCTCGAATATCCCAAAGACTCTCCCTAACCTCGTCAGTAAATCCAGAGCCAACATTGAATAGGGAGCCATTGCCACTATCGAGCACCAGAGCACCCAGTCTATTCTTTGGGATTCCATCTATTGATACCTCCTCTATGGTGTCGACTATGAGGTATTCGTCTTCTTTTTTAGGCTTGAACTTCATCATCCAAGTAGAACGCTTCCTCTCATATTGGGCGTTTAGATGACGAACTATAATTCCCTCATAGCCTTGCTTGGTTAGGTTTTCGTAGACCTTTGTGATTTCATCTAATGATTCACAGATCCAGAATGGAGATACTTTGATGCAAGGGTTGATGGCTCTTAAGTTCTCGATCAAGATAGTTCGCTTCATTTGAGGGAGGTCGTTAACTATGTCGAATACATAGAAGCTAACATCTTGATGGTTTGGATGAAGGTTGACGGTTCGAGAGGTGATACTGTAGATTTCTTCGAATGACTTGCCATGACAATAGAGTTCACCATCTAGTTCAGCATTTAATCCTGCCATTGACAAAGCGTGGTTGATGTGAGGGACAGAGAAGATAACTTCTTCGCTGCTTGAGAGGAGCAGATAGTTTCCATGCTCGAGGCTGGAAGGTACAGCACGACAGCGGACGCCATCGTACTTTGGTTGGACTATGTATGGAGGAGACCATTTCATAAGGCGCTTTTCCTCGAAGGGATAAGCCTTCATGATCCCCTTCCACCGTTGCCAGCGAGGAGAAGTCTCAGTCATGTTAGTTCTCCTCACACATCAGCATGAATACTTTGTCTTTGACTTCGATGAAGCGAGTTTTGCTCAAGACTTCGACTAACCTGCATGAAGATGCACCTGCCACCCGAACCCAGATTCGGAAGTATCCGAATTCCTTTCTGTATTTGAATAGAATTCCAAGATCTCGGTTGTCCAGAGTTTCTGAATCAACTTCAAATATTGAAAGAAGGTCAAACAGGACTTCGTCTATGGATATTGAAAGATCCTTGGCTGAGATCTTCTTATTGACTGGAATAACAGACATTGAAGTCTCTGAGACGTATTCTATAGTGAAATCAGGAGAGTTTTCGAAGGCTTCAATGACTGGTCTTATTGTCTTAAGCCGTTTGATGTTTGAGAGGTAGGTGCTGGTGAGATCTTTTAGAGCTTCGTAGTATTTCTCGCTCATTGCTTTTTCTCCTTATAATGTACAAAATTGTACATTTTAGAGTTTTAGAAATGGAGCCCTGGCTACCGCACCAAGGCTCCATTCATTGCAGATGATGGATAGAGCCTTGCCCTGTTAGGCGCCAGCCGCCATCTTCTTCAGCTGCTCGATCATCCGCTTCTGCTCCTCCGGCGTAGCGGAGACGAACTTCGCACGGAAGGCAGCCTCAGGGTCGACCTTGACGCCGGCCTGTGCGACACCCATCTTGGCGGCCGAGAGGCGGGACTTAATAACGGAGGGGTCTTCCCCCCGCTTCAGCGCTCCCCGAATGTTGGCCTGCAGGGTCACGCGCCAGTTGGCGAAAGCATTGGAAAGAACGGCTTCGGCACCGAACAGTTTTTCGGCCTCAGCCAAAGTTTCCGCATACTGGACCTCGACCTCCACGGGACCGAGCTGCTTTTGCAGAACCTTGCCAGACGCATCCTTCTTCTCCGGAACCAGGGCACTGACTTTTTCCTTCTTCATGAAAACCTCCTTATGATGATGTAGGGTGATTGAAACGCCAGCCCTATGCTGGCTATGTGAGAAATAATTTAATTGAAGTTGGCCATGTTGTCAATGGAAAAATTGGGGAAATTAATCCCCAGTCAATTCAGATTCACTTTTTCGGTTTTAACTTCAGCGAGTTCAGTTGAGGGCTCGATGTTTTCCTTGAAGCAGACGATGAGATCAGCCAAGATTTCAGCTGAGCATGTATTGCAAAGGGTGTTGAAGATCTCACTGATCATGGTCTGCTTGAAGTCATCAGAAGAAACTGATCTGAAGGTTCCACGACAGGTGCCTTTAGGTCCTTCTCCAACCTCGCGCACTCCAAAGATGTACTCGAGTTTTTTTCCAAGAGCCTCTTCCGAGATCTTGATGACCTCTTCTATCCATTCTGTGATCCTGTCTGCGAATTCTCTTTCCATAATGCTATCTCCTCAGATAATTAAATGGTTTAATTAACTAACTCACTATCAAACCCTCAAGCTCAGCAATCAAGTCGTTGATTTGATCCTGGGTCATCTGCCTCCTTTTCTTGGGTTCAGTTGATTTGCCGCCCTGGATGACCTTCAAGCGGCCATCTCGAAGTGCCCATTCCTTGTCGATTGCTTCATAGCGCCTCTTGCGATCGACATAGATCTCATGCAGACGGAGGTAGATCTGCCTAAGTGCATCCATTTCCTTGCGAAGTTCCTTCATCTCACGTTTGAGTTCCATCTTACCATCCGTTAGCAGCAATGGACAGGGCTTTTCCATTTGCTAGTCCTTTCTTAAAGTACGATTATTTTCCAGTTTGAGTTTCCAAGATTCTCGACTCCGTATTGCTCAGCGTCTTCGAAGGTTTCAAAGACCTTTGTAATGAACAGTTCCTCCTCCACAACTTGGGCTGTTTGAAGAATGTCAACTTCCCACTGGATGATGATGAACTTTTTTTGACCTGTCATTTGTCCTCCTTCAGAATTTTGACCCGAAGGTAGCAGAAATGGAATGGAGTTGGATCGATAACTACTTCATCCAACTTCACCCATCCATGATGGAACTTGTTGTCTTTCCACTGCTCAAGCCCTTTGTCTCCAAAGACGACACCAGTTTTTCCTACAATCTGGTGGCCGTAAAAGGAATTCTTATGAGGACATTTACGCCCTAGTCCGATGATCTTGATTCTTGTACCTTTGGGAATCATCTTAGTTCTCCTTCTATTGAAGTGCGGTGATTAAGATTCTGAATGAGTTGCTAGATTGAATCCAGCAGGATAAGTGCCATCCAAGATAGCAGATGGTCACTAGGCAGACGAAAATAGTTATTATGTCCCAGAGTTTGTCAGACATTTTAGACCTCCGCTAAATGGTATTTAGCCACATGCAAAACAAGGTCCAGATGGTAGCTGAAATGATTAAGATTATGTCTGATAGTTTCATTTAGCACCTTACATGTTGATAGAAACTTTTTCATCCAGACATAATCTACTCCCACATATGTCTGAAGTGATCCCTAACTGAAGGGAGCCAAACTAGTCCAATAGACATCTCAATGTCTATGATTTGGACTAGGCAAAACTCGGCCAGGTTTTGCACTAAAGGATGATTATGAGATAGTTTCTGTATAATCTTATGCATAATAGTTCCTCCTTTCTAGTTTTTTCCAGTTTTTGTTTGATATCTGCCATTGGACCCCCACTATAACATACCCAAAACGGAATGTCAACAAGCCAATCCATGTTATTTTAAATTACAGTTGCGTCCATAGCCATAGCACCAGTTAATTAAATCATTTAATCATCTCGATCCTCAACCAAGCCATCAGGCCTAGGACATTCATTAAGCTGTCTCAAATACTCTTCGTCCTTCCTCTTAATCCTCTCCTCTTCAGCATCCATCTCTTCAGAACTCTTAGGTCTAATAACTTCTTCAATCTTCTTCTTCTTCTCCTTCAAAGCATTAATCTTCTCTTCAATCCTACTAGCCTTCCTCAATCCTTTAACCCTTTCCTTCTCAGCTAACTCTTTCTCCAACTGCTCCTTCTTCACCTTCTCAGCATATTCCATTCTTCTTCTATTAAACTCTTCAACCTCTCTCTTTTGCTCAGCCAGTTTCTCAGCCGAAATCTCTTTCCTCTCAACCTTATATCCTTCATCTTTATTCACCTTCTTACTAACCTCCAAGCTTTTACTCGTAAGCGCTGCAATCCACTTCATCCTCTCCCTCGATCCAATCGGAGGCCCTTCAGGTCCCCACTTGCTGAAATCAACTTCATCTCCATCACTCTCAACTTCCTCCTTCTTCACTTCACTCAACTGCATATTATTCAGCAAGTTCTTCTTCCCTCTCCCTCTCGGATTTAGATCTATCCTAAACCTCGACTCAATCCAAAACCTTGCATCACTAGTCTCAATCTCTTCAACCTTCCCTTCTTCTTCCAACCTCTCCACTAACATCTCCAGCGGAACTCTAACCAACTCACTCATAAACCTCAACCTAATCCCTTCCCTCTCCATCCACATCCCTATCTTCGCCAACATTCTACTATCCATCCAAACTTGCACACAACTATCTCCCTTCCAACTTCTAGCCATCATCAAGCTCTTCCCTTTCGTACTCCCTTCCACATACTCTCCCTTCCTCCACTTATACTTCCCTCCACTCTCTCCCATCTCTACCTATCTCCCTTCATCTTGTTTATTGTCATTATTGTTATTAATGTTTATTGTTAAACCCTATATGTTATTGTCGTTATTTTTTTTTTTTTTTTTTTAACAAGGCATATAGGGTCTAACAATATGTATTAACGACACGAACGACAATAAAATTGATGATGGATGATCTAGATAGGATGGTCAATGAAATAATTGGTGAAATTGAGATTGAGTTAATTAAATCATTTAATTAACTAATTGCTGTCATCTCCCTAGATTGAACTATCAATCTGTCCCCGGACCCCCTAACCTAGGTGATTTAGCTATCTATTTCAATTGCAACTTTGTAGTTTCCCCTAATAGAGCGTTAGTTAGAATGCCTCAACCACTGGAAACAAAAAAGCCCTAGAGCAATCACTCTAGGGCTTAGTTGTTAGGTGCTAGTTGCTAGCTGCTAGTTGCTTTTACTCGTTCTCGTTCTCGGACTCTTCGAGCTTCTTCTCGAGTTCGTCTGCCTGATCGTCCATGCCCATTTCTCGCAACACCTTGATTCCGGCAAGAATCTTCTCCCGCTTGGACACAATTTTCTTGCCCGCATCACCGGCTTGAATTGTTGTTCCGTCTAAGGCCTCGAGTTCCGCAACCGACAGACCCCGCGCCGGACGCTGGAACGCAATTACCCGGTTGGAAACGAGCCACGCTTTAACCTCGTTATCCGGCACGTTTGCAAAGTCAAATCCCATTTTGATAGTGACGGATTCGCCATTGTCCAAGGTGGTTTTAAACGAGTGGTAAACTACGCCGATCATTTTGCCGATGGTATTAGCCATAAGATTCACCTACCCTTTCAATTAGTTACGGTTGAATCGGATGGCTAGCATCTAGCACCGTTTCGGCACAACCCCCTAGGCCTAAACGTCCTAGGGCTTCAAATTGTCAAAGAACATCAAAATTTTGATTCAATCATCGCATATCAATATCTAGTTGTCAATAAAAATCGTAAGTCATTGAAATCATTACGAATTATCTAGCCCACAATTTCGATGGGGGAGTTTTTCGCCAAAGTCCGCGCGGTTAGCCCCAAAACATTTTGTCCCAAAAAACTAATCTAAATTCCCAAATTTTCCCAATTATCGATCACTGCTCACTGCTCACTAATCATTGATTGGAGTGGGAATGGGAGAAAGGGATTGAGATGGGGAAATGGAGGAGTTGATTAAATTGTTTAATTAACTGGAATACTTTTTCGAAAATTATTACGTTGACAACTAGGAACTAAAATGTTATGATGATGTTGGTTTAGGTGCAAGGTGTACTTAGTAGATTGAGGTCAAGAGATGTCAGAGCGAACTTCATTATACGGGTTTGAGTTTAGGGAAGTCGACGAACGGAGGGTCGAGAATCGCTCTTTTGACATCAAACAGCTTTGGCAGCGATCTCATGAAATCATTGGCTTGGCCCTCCAAGGGTTGAAACAAACTGAGATTGCAAAAATCTTAAACGTCACTCCTGCAACTGTCAGCAATACGCTCAACTCGCAGCTCGGCAAGGAGAAACTTTCTCTAATGCGCGAAGAGAAAGACGAGCACTATAAAAAGGTCAATGAGGAGATTAGAAAGCTCACTATCAAAGCTCTCGACACTTACCACAAGCTCTTTGACTCTCCTTCCATCGACGCTGAGTTGAAAAAAGAAACTGCTGACACAGTCTTGATGGACATAGCTGGAATGCGTGCTCCGACCAAAGTCGACACTCGCACTCTCCACGCTCATGCCACGCTTGAGGAAATTCAGGAATTCAAAGAAAGAGGAATCAGAGCAGCTAGAGAAGCAGGGCTTTTGGTTGACATAGATGCTTAAATCATTTAATCGTCTGGAGGCCTAAGATGAAAAAGCAAAGTTATCTCTTAATAGCTCTGGCAACAATCCTCTCCATTTCCTGCACTGCTTCCTTCAACAAGAATTCCTTTCGCTCCCTCGGCACAATGGCTATCACCTACGATACTGCCCTTCGCTCTGCTGCAGACCTTCACAAGCGAGGATTTATCTCAGAAGCGGGCAAGCAAAAGATCATTGAAGTCGCTAATTCCTACCAACGAGCTCATAACAACTCCGTCATTGCATTCCAGGAATACCTAACTGCACCTCCTGAAACCAAAGACTCTGCCAAGCAACACTTTATCACCCTCTCTAGAGTCGCCGTCAGTGCATATACAGAACTAATTTCAATCCTTTCTGCCAATGGCATCTATGGCGAACCTGTCGAGCCTTGGTTCTAGGAGGTCACAATGTCTAACGACGATCAAAGATTAATCGCAGTCCTGGCCATCACTGAGCTGATCCTCCGCTATGGTGTTCCAGCAGCTCTCCAAATCATCACTGCGTGGAATGTCGAGGAGCCAACTCAGGAGGATTGGGAGACTTTGAAACTCAAAGCTGCTGAGGAATACTTCAAATGATCACCAAGTCCAAAGTCGAAGCAGCCCTTGAACTCCTAAAGCAACCTAGCACCTACAAAGGAATCGTAGGTCTGCTTGGTCTCGCTGGCGTCACTATTCAGCCTCCCTACTGGGAGTCAATCGTAGCTGGTCTCTCTGCCCTATACTTCCTCATAGCTATCTTCTGGCAGGAGTCCTAAGATGATTGACTACCTGATCACCGGAGGTAATGGATTCATAGGGAGGAACCTAACTCATTCCCTCTCTACCTCCGGTAAATCTTTCATCGTAGTCGATCTTCGCGCTAACGGCTTTGCCGTCGAATATACTTACGATGTCACTTATCAAATCCCAAGGATTCAATCCAACACTATCATCCATCTCGCTTCAGAGACCAATGTCCGAGAGTCCATCAAGCTCCCACTTCACACCTTTCGCAGAAACTGCGAAGGTGTTTTAAATTGCTTAGAAATGATCAGAGACCTAAACCTCTCATCCAGACTCATCTTCACCTCGTCAGCAAGTTCATTCAACTCATCTTCACCCTACCTAGCATCCAAACAATCTTGTGAATCCATCTGTAAGGCCTACAAAGAATCCTTCGGCATAGACACTCGAATCCTCAAGCTCTCCAACGTCTATGGCCCCTTCTCTGTCCACAAACACAGCGTAATCCCTAAATTCATCAAATCTTGTCTACTCTTCAAGCCACTCCAAATCTTTGGCGATGGGACTCAGCAACGAGACTTTGTCCATGTCAGAGATGTCATCAGCTCAATCATAAACGGCCAAGAAGGATTCATCACCTCAGGCATTGGCACCAGGATCATCGACCTAGCTGAGATGATTTCTTCAATCTCAGACAAGCTCCTCAACTACCGTCCCAAAATAGTCTTCGAAAACTCCATAAGCGGAGAGGTAAAAGTCCCTAGATTCCTCTCCTCAATAACTCCCTCCATCAATCTCGAAGATGGACTACTCTCAACCTTCAAATGGTTTAAAGAGAACTATGAAACTAAACTGCTGGTCAATGCCTGAAGTCAATCGTGCCGAGAGCACTTGGGGTCAAAAGACTCCTCCATACACTTTGGACATGTTCAACTTTGCAATCACCCAGTGCAATAGTTGGCTTGACCTAGGCTGCGGCTTCGGACGATTTCTATCTTACCTCACTTCAGGCATCGAAGATCCAGACTACATCGGCTATGACTCTTCAGATTCAATGCTGGAGCGCGTCAAAGAAAATTTCCCCCACTTCAGTCCACGAATCTTCAACCATCCTATAACCAACCCTATCACCAACATCCAAGAGTCAATCATCTGCAGCGCAGTCTTCATCCACATCACTCTCGAAGACCAGCAAAAGGTCCTAAATAACATCCTAAAAGCCAATCCGAAGCGCTTCACCTTCGACATTAACTCTCCAGCTGAATCAACTATAATCAAAACTCCCCACTTCGAACGCTTTGTGAGGGGTGCCGAGGGTGCTTTTCGCATGACTTGGCAATCTCACTACGAAATGACCAGAAAAATCCTTTCAATGTTCAAGTCTTACTCACTCTCAGTCAAATTCTACACTATCAACACCAACAGAATCAAAGCAGTTTACATGCTCGAAAGGGCCTAAATTGAAACTTTCAATCATCATCTCTAACCGCAACGACATAGTAATGCTCAATGTCACCCTCAACAATGCCATTGAGATGCTCAAGACCTTCGATGGCGGTGGTGAGATCATCATCTGTGACAATTCAGACCCTAAGTTCTACGAACTAATGCCTATCGCCTATCCTCTTGGCTGGTTAAAGCAGGGCCTAGTAAAAGTCATTCGTCAGGAAGAACCCTGTTTCACCAGTGCAAGAATGAAAGCCGCAGAACATGCTCAAGGTGAATACATCTTCTGTATTGACTCTCATGTGCTCTTTGGTCTTAACACTCTACGCGATAGTATCTCTTTTATGGATCGCCATGCAGATAATGCCAGACTCGGTTTTGGCCATCCTCCAATACGCTGGGCTCACCAAGGTCCAGCCGCCATCAAACATACACTTAAAATAAGCGACAAGGGCCTTCCAAATGGAGGTTGGGACTGCGCTTACAAAACCGAGCGGAAGATGTTCTGGAAATTCATGCCTTGGATCTGCAGGCGAAGTTGGTTCCTAAACACCCTCCAAGGCTACGGAACTCACGCTACATCTGGTCTTTCTTGGGGCGGTGCAGAGCAACTAATGCAGATGAAATCCCTCATGATGGGATACGAGAATTGGGCAATCATCACTGACCCAATCATCCACATTGGTCCCTACACTCCGGCAGTAATTCAGACTGGCCAATAC